AGAAGTACCTAAATCTAAAAAATCTTTTGAACTCCCAATAATATGCATTTCTCCTAAAAATATTTTTTTTAAACTTATCCCACTTTTAATTTCAACTTCTTTACTACTGCTATCGCTCATAGTAATTTTTAATTTGTTGTTAGTGTATGATAAATCTTTAATCCCTTGACCATCTCTACCAGCAACTGTTGGAACTGTAAAAACTGTTGATTTACTATCATCATAATTAACTGTTACTTTGTTTTGAACAGCTGTTATTGATGTTATTCCTGCTCCTCTATCTCCTTTTAATTTATCTCTATTGTCAGCAATATATTTTGCTATTGCAGTTGATAAATCACTTTTTAAACTATCTGATAAAGTTTGCAATTCAATTAATTTTTTAGATAATTCACTTTGGAAATCATTTAATTTAGAAGCTACCGAACTATTAACATCTGATAAAGCTTTCTCTTTTGTTGTCTTAATTAATTCCTCAACTTCCTTTTTTAATTTAGCAACCATTTCTTGATATTTACTATTCAAATTGCCTATTGGGAAAGCTTCTAATTTTTCATCAGAATTCATAACCCAAAATGTATTAGGCTCTAAACTGGTCAATACTTGTGTCATCTTCAAACTATCAATCTTAACACCTGATGTTTTAATATACTTAATGATATTAGTTATATCCTCAACTAAATCATTATATTTGCTTACTAATACTTTAAGTTCTGGGTACTCTTCTAAGTATTTTCCAGCTTTCATATCTGATGTGTAGATAATTTGATACTCATAAGCCTTAGCTATTACATCTCCAGTAATATTTAGATATAAGTTATTGTTTTCTATATTAGTTGAGTAATTTCCTCTTAGTATAGGAATAAAACTTGTATTTCTTTCTCTATACATAAATACAGCTTTTGATAAATCTACTCCATTTATTTCAAATTTATCTTCGCCATTTGCTAGAAATTCTCTTACTATTTCTATGATTTTTCCTGTTTTAAAATCCATATTTCCTCCATAAAAATAGAGTAGGGTTTTACCCCTACCCTTAAAGGTTATGCTGTTGCTTTAAATGTAAATTTTGTTATAAATTTAGGCTCTATACAGATAGCTCCTACATACTTTCTGTTTTGTAAATGCCATCTAGCTCCATCTGTTTCATGATATTCAGCAACCCCTTTTTCTGTTCCTTTCCAAGTAGCAAATCCACAAGTGTTAGATGGTACTATATAAATAGTTCCTGATGGTACCATATTGTCATTTTTAGTAACTAAGAATTCTGCTCCCTTTATACGAGTAGGTCTTTCATTATCTCCCCACTCGATACTGTCTTTAAAGTCTGCATTTAAGAAATAATTGGATTGAACTAATATTTCCCAGTCTTTTAAGTTTATTAAAACCGATACTCCTTTTTGCCCGTCTGGTGTCATTTCTGCACTTGCGTGAGCAACTGCTATCTTTCCAACTAAGGCTCTGATAACTTTTTCATCATCTATACCTTTTGCTGTTCCAGAAGCAAAATCTTGTTTTGTCAAATCACTGTCTTTGTCTTTTATAGATTTTAAAACTTTTTCATCAGCTTTATGTTCTACTGCTATCGACATAGTTTTTTGTAAAGTTCCTTTTGCATCTAAGCTAGTTTTTTTGAAATCAATATCATCTATTTTATGTTGAGATGATATATAAGCTCCAAAAACTTTGTAAGGTTTTAAAGGCCCAGCATCTCCACCGTTATTCCCAGCATCTCCTTTATAACCTTTTCCATCATCATTGTACATAGATGGTAATCCATCTTTTGCTGTTGATTCCTCTGCTCTATAAAATGTGTAACTTTCCCCAGATGTTGCATCACCTTTTTCACAGAACTTAACTAGTCCCATAGGTTTTTGCACCGACATTGCTAATTTTGCTTGTGTTGCATATTTTTCTTGTAATACTTGTTCTAATGGTTTTGCCATTGTTTACCTCCTTAAATTTCTCCTACTATTTGATTAAAATAATTTAATTCTTCTTGGTTTTTAATTTTGCTACGAATTTCCTTTACTTTAGCTTTTACTGCCTCTTCATTTACTGAAGAAGTTGATAAAAATTCATTAAATAACTCTACTCCTCTTTCACCACTAATAAGTGAATTTACTCTACTTTCTCTTTCTATTTTTGCTCCTACATTTACGCCAGGTGTCAAATTCTTAACAAGTGCATTTACTACCTTAAAAGCAATAGGGTTTGTCATTATTTCTTCATAATATTTTCCTAGATTGCTTTTATCTAAAGCTTGTTTTAACTGTGTTCCAGTATGCCTATAACTTTGTTTTTCCTCTACTGTTAGAGAACTTTGCAACTCTTTCATAATACTATCCATATCTTTTGGAGTATCTACCAAATTTTCTTCCATTAAGAATTCAATTTGGGCTTGTGTAAAACCTTGCTCCTGATATTTCTTTGCATATTCTTCTAAATAAGGCAAATCACTTTCAGCTATACGACCTTTGAATTTAGAAAAGTCATAACCAGCAATGTTATATTCTTCTGTAAACTGAATATCATCTACTGAAAAGGGCTTCTTTTCTTCCACTTTTTCCTCAGTCCCATCATCATGTGTACTGTCATCTGGTGGTAATTTTGGGTTTAAGTCATCTGTATTTTTTCCTTCTCCATTACCTCCTAGTGTGTTCTCTAATAATTCATCTTCCATTATTTAACCTCTCTTTCTTCATTAAATTTTAAGTCTGTCATTAACTTCATAACTGTGTTTCTCCGTTCAGGATATACTCCCGACATCATATAAGTACTTTCTCTTTGTCTTTCCTCTTCAAGTAAGCACTCTTCCAGTAATTTATATAAATCATTGTTACCAGCAAATCTGTTTAAAAGTATTTGATATTCTGTTCTGTGCTCTATTTTATGCTCCATTAAATACCCCCATACCTTCCTTAATTTCTTCTCCTATACCTACATCTTGTCTTTTGCCTATTCCTTCTTGTATCATAGCCATTTGTTGCATTTGTTCTAATTGTTGTTGCTGTGCTATTAATTGTTTTATTTCTTCTTTGTTATTTAATACATCTAATGGAACTCTCATTTTTTTACTTGCCCAGTCTATAAGTTCATCTATTTTAAAAATAAATTGTCTTTGTGTTTCTGGGACCACTTGCGATAAAGTCATATAAAAATTAATTGTGTTTATAACCTCATCACTTCCAGCATTTCTTGTAAGTTCATTGATATACTGAATTTGAGATATGCTTATATAACTTTCATCTTCTGTTGTATTTAGAAGCCCTTTGCCATCCATTATGTAATAAGCATTCATAAAAGTAGGCTCTAATAACTCTGTGTTTATAAGCTCATAAGTTCCACTAAACTCTTTTCTAAACATTTCGTGTCTTAAACTCATTTCAGTAGCAGAACGATTTTTAGTATCTGTTACATCTCCAAGAGGTTGAGCCATAAACACTTCTCTTATTTCTTGTTTTACCTGTTCTATATCTTTTTCAACTGGCAATAGATTAGTGCCTACATTTATAGGGTCAACTCCATATTTGTCACCACCTATACCACTTCCAGCATAGTTCTTTGCTCCAGCTTTTAAACTAACTTTATTTATTAAGTCCATGCTTCCATAAAAATTTAATGGTGGACTAACGATTTTTTCTGCATGTTTCTTTCTTTTTTCTTTTAAGTCTTTTAATTCCTTAAATAAATCTAAGTTTTCTAAACCTATACCAATTCCCCAAGGATTAGAACTATTTATCTTCCATCTAAATACTGTATAAGGGTTATAGTTTAGTTCTCCCTCAAATAACATTTCTTCAAAAGCTTCTGTAAAAAGCCCATGATAATATTTGTATGTGCTTGTATCTTCGTCGAAAACTCCAACAACACACTCTATAATATTTATCTTTTCTTCTAACTTATCTTCATTCAAACCCTTTGGCACCGCGATAGGTAAATGCCCAAATAAGTCATTTATATCATTTAAGTTTTTTTCTACATAAACTTTAAAAATGATGTTAGGCTTTCCCAAGTTATCTTCTAAAATATAGATATTATCTAAATTTTGATAAGCATAAGTAAAGCATTTAGTATTATCTTTTAACTCTATAATCTTTCTTATACCTGTTCCAACTTTTATACAATCTAGTAAAGATTTTGATGTTTCTGTATAGTAGTTAGTATTATCATTAGTGAAATAAACTGTATCTGAATTATTCTCTAATACCTTATTTATTTCGTTGCTTTGTGCTTCTGCAATTTCTCCATCGGTGTTAGTAAGCTGTTTTAATGCTTCTTGATTTACTTTTACAGTTGCCCATCTCCCAGATTTTGAGAATATAGATGACATTATAAAATTACATAAGAAATTTTGGCTCTTTAGTATTACACTTTCTACACCTCTTTTACTTTGTTTCTCTACTGTTCCGCTATCTTTAATACTAAAATTTACATCCGTATAATCGTATACTTCGTTGTATACTCCTCTTATATCTTCTTTGTACTTCTTAGCATTTTCAAAGTAGTATTCCAGTTTCTCTCTTGTCATTTCCAGTATCATAAAACCACCTTATAGCTTCCTTTTGAATGCTTTTTTTAGTTTATCTATGTCATCATCTTTCTTGTCTGTGATATCCATATTTACCGCATTAGAATAATCTACATTTGTTGTCTGCTTGTTAGCAGTTTGATTTAATAAAGCATTTGTAAGACTAGCACTATCTTGAGCTATTTGTCTTTTAAAATTGTCCTCTGCTTTTGTTCTTTCTTCTGCTTCTCTTAACAAATTAGCTTGCTCATCTCTTGATCTTTGCGCTTCTGCTGCTGCTCTATCTGCTTCTTCTTTTCTTCTTCTACTTTCTTCTTCTATTTGTTGCCTGTACAAATCTGCTTGTCTATCTGCTTCTTGCCTCTGTTCTTCTATTAACCTTTTTTGGTTTCTTTCTGCATCTGACTCTCCTAAAAGACCACCAGTTAAGTTCCCTGCAAGTCTTCCTAATCCTTTGCCTATATTCTTAAAACCTTTCCCTACACTTTTAAAGCCTTTTCCTATTTTCCCAAATCCCATTAAAACCTCCTAATCTTCATAGCTTCCCCAGTCTAAGTCTTTCATATTCTTTTCATAAACATCTAAAAACATACGCATGCAGTAGTATTCCACTGCGTCACAAGTGTTGCTTGCTGCAAGTCCTCTGCCATGCACGGGGACTCTTAGATTTTCCCCAGTAGAGTTATCTATTTTCCACTCATATGCTTTCATAAGTCTTACCATATCTCTAACACTTGCACAGTCTAAGAACTTAATTTTATGTTGTTCTATGCTATGTCTTGTAATTTCTATTGTCTTATTTACTTCATATGCTCTAAGAACTCTAACATCTCTAAAATGCTTGTTATATGCCTCTCTTCTACTTGTTAGATGATCAATAGCATCTTGTCTATTTCTAGCATCGTGGGGTAGTATAATGTCTACATCTTTTATATTATGTTCTTTCATAAAAGTTTTTATGTATTCGATATAATGTATCGTTGCTTTATCTGTAGAAGCATAATGATGTATTATAGTATTATCTATTGTAAAAACTAATGCTGTACTATCATTTATCCCCAGATCCTCACTAACATATAGTTTTTTGTTAGATATATCTAAATCTTTTATCCATTCTGCTTTTAAAAGACTTGCTGCATAAATAGCATTCTCATTTGCTACATCTGTATCACATAGATAGTCTTGTCTGAATTTGCTTTCGCTCATTAATTGCTTGGCTTTTTCTAGCTTTTCATCACTCCAAACAGGGTTGCCTTTTTCATCTACTGCTTCTTTATCTAATGCGCTAAGAATGCTCTTAAACCATAGTTTTATGTTTTTTACATCTTCTAGTAATTCATTAAAGTAGCTTAAAAATCTTGGAGTGCTTACAAGTATGATTTTACCGTTAACATTCATTACTGATGGTATTAGATATAGTAATATATCTCTATTCTTTATAGTTGCCATTTCTGATATTATTAATATATCTAAGTTTCCACCGATTTTTGTGTCTGCATTTTGAGCATCTACAAAATATATAATAGATCCGTTTTTAAATCTTAGCGAGTTATCAGAGTGATACAATTTTCCAGACTTTTCGGGTAGTAACAGACATTCTTTGTTAATAACTTCCTCAATTATTCTTTTTCTTTCATTAGTGAAACCATCCAATATCATCATTTTACCTTGCTTCATCGTAGGAAACATATAGTAAACGACTGTATTAGCTTTATTTAAGCATTCTTCACAAGCTAAACTAAAAGCAAGTAAGTCTTTCCCTAGTCGTCTAGCCCAGCAAATAATGAAAAAGTTATATAATCCACTCTTGAATGTATCTATAATATTCTTTTGATAATCTCTAGCTTTAAATACAAAAAATTTTAATCTTTCTTTTTTTCTTCTATCTAGTTCATTCTTAAAGAAGTTATATATCTTATTCATTTTCATCAACTTCTTTTGATTTTTCTATTATTTGTAAAATCTTTTCTATGTCGCTATCTGTTAAATTAGCAAGTTCTTCAGATATAATATTTAATCTATTATCTTTATACTTAGCTTTTTCTAGTTCAAATCTCTCTAATCTTTCTAATCTATTAAGCTCTAGTATTTCTTGTTCTGTTAATTCATTTTGCTTTAAAGTATCTTGAAGCTCTTTAGATATTCCAAATTCTTTTAGCTTTTGCCAAATTTTTTCTTTAGCTTCTGTATTTATATAAAATCTATCTTCTTTATTTTGCTCTATCTCTTTACTATATTTCTCTCTAAAAGATTTTAAATAATCTAGCTGTTTAACTTGTAACTTCTCTTTACTACTTATATCTCCAATTGTGCTTCTTGCTAATCCGACTTTGTTCGCAACTTCTGTTATTGTTTCCCCAGATTCTATTAATGCTCTTGCTTTTTCTTTTTTCTTTCTTATGTTGTCGTTTGTCGTTGTCGTATTGTTGTCGCTTGTCGCACTATTAAAATCTTTTCTATATCTCTCTACTGTTCTTTTGCTTACATTTAAAGCTTCTGCTATTTCATCATTTGTTTTATTTTCTATAATTAATTTATAAACTTCTTGTCTTGTACTCACATCTTTTAAAACCTCCTAAGAGAAAAAATAAAAAATGGGATACATAAAAAGTTAATTTATATTTCTATAAACTTCTTCTTATATATCCCATCTACTCTTAAATTTATTAATTTTGATTGTAAGATATTTGATATTTTATTGTTTTTTTAAAAAATTTACACTTTTTTCTATTGATATTATTGGACTTTTTGAGTTCTACAAAAATATTTTAAAAAAAGTGTTGACACATCTTTAAAGATGTGGTATTATTAAAGTACCTCGAAGGAAGGAGGTGATAAAATGAAAATCCAATTAATTTTGGTAATCGGGTCTTGGCGGATTACGATAACCATAACTAAGAAAGATAAGTAATTTATCCCCCTCTCCCAGAGGGGTTAAACTAAGAGTGATTTAATCTTAGCTTAAACTAATTAATTATACCACTTTTTAAAAGAAAAAGCAATAAAGGAGGAGCAATATGGAAAAGAAAAAAAAAATCTATTATGAAGCTAATAATAGATATAAGCATACAGAAAAAGGAAAGGAAGCTCAAAAAAAAGCTGTCGCAAAAAGCCAAACTAAAAAATTTATTTTAGAATTGGCTAACAATGATGACATTGAAACAGTTGAAAATTGGATAGTTGAAAGAAAAAATAAAAATAATTAAAAAAAGTGTTGACACATCTTTAAAGATGTGCTAATATAAGAGTATAAGATGAACTTGAAACATGAAATGTACCCGAAAGGGAATAAATTTTATGGAGGTAACAAAAATGATGAATGAAAAAAAATGGGAAGAAACTTTAAACTGCTTGAAAGGAAACACATATGATATTCACGAATTTGAAAATGAAGTAATCAGTTTATGTGAAACAGAAGGTTACATATATGTTGGAGACTTTCAAAAAGTACCTTACCATTCTACAGAATGGGTAGGAGTTTATGAAGAAACTTCTGAAAGCTATATTCTCTTAGAAGTTGTAAGAGATGAAGAAAATGAAACAATAGAAGTTATAGACGGTGTTGTAAAAAACAGATAAGGAGGGATTTTTATGAAAATGTTAGTAACTATGGGGAAAAATAATAAGCATTTGTATGCTAACAACTTTATGAATGCTTATGAAAAGTTCAGAAGAACTTATATAAATCAAAATTGTGATGATGTTTCTATCGCTCACTGGGATAAAATGTATCCTATTGAAAAAGTAGATTTAGAAAAGAAAAATTTTTATATAAATTTTTATGAATGTGGAGATAAAGAAAATATAAGGTGTGTAGACCCTTACAGTATATGCACTATTTTACGAAATACTTATTGGGATACTCATTATGGTATAACAATAGGTGCTGGGGAGGTTATGTATGTAATCTTTTCAGGATATGACCCTATTGAACGATTCGAGTTTTGCCAACTTTGGAAGTATGAAGTAGTTGAAACTTCGTATGATGGAGCTTCGTTCAAGCATGTTGAGATGTCTTTTATAAAAAGATATCACACAAGTTTAGACTATAATTACTATGTGGAAGAATAAAAAGCAGGATTAATTTCCTGCTTTTTATTTTTAATTATTTTTTAAAAGTTTATATAAATCTTTTAAACTAGCTACTTTAAATGCTCTTTTAACTGTATTTGCAGATGGATAGGTAGAATAAAAGAATAAGACAGGCTTTTAAGAGTCCATCTTTTTTATTAGATCTATTTCAACATTAAATTTTGCATTAAATCTGGTAATTAATATATACTTGCACCCAAATATTTTTTCTAATTTGCTACTAGCTATTATATCATTTTTGGTAACATAAATATAATAGTTACCTTTTTTTAATTCTACTATTAAATATCTATAAAATGTATATTCTAATATAGCATCTTCCAATTTTTTGTAATCTCTCTTTTCTTTATCTAATATATTCCAACATAGATATTTATAGTATTCTTGCTTAAAAAATTCTATTGTATTTTCCATATTATCTATTAAAAAGAACACTTTCAAAACAGTATCATAATATTTTGTTGGTCTTCTAAGAATACTAGGATTAATATTATCCTCAATCCAGAAAAAAATATCATCAATTGCTTCTTTATCTATTGTATATTTAGAATAATTATTTTCTATATATTTACAAATATCTTTATCAGTAGTTTTCTTAAAATCTCCCTCAAAACTATTATAGTTTAAAATTGTATTTTTTTTATAAGTTTCAATATTTTTTTTAGTTATAAGATTATTTTTTATTACTCTTTTTTTAGAGTAGAAGCATAAAAAACTATTTGACAAAATTTTTCTAGCTGGTAAATCCAAACATTTATTTGTATTTATCGTTCTTGAATAATAATCTAATTCTTTTAAATATTTAGTATTAATATCATTATCTGTGGTTACTGTGTATTCCTCTAAAATATTTCCTCTCTTAGCATCCACTAAAAGATATGTTCCTTTACTAAATTTATATTTTTCAAAAATTAAATTATCTCCTTTAATTTCATAAATATTTTTAAATATTTTTAAAATTTCGTCCATCTTTTAAACTCCTAGATAATTTTTATTAAAGAAAAAAGAGGTTTACACCTCTTTAATCTCACATTAAAGCTTTAAAAAATTTCAAAACTTTTCAAGTTCGCAGAAGCAGATTTCTCCACTCCTGCATAGTTCATATTTAATATATACCATTTTTAAAGATAAAAGTCAAGTTTATTTTTCTTCTTCTTCAAGTATTTTTTTTATCTCATCATTTTCATATCTATTGTTTTTTGAGAAGATCACAATCCTACCATCTTTAACCTTTATCCTGTATTCTCCATCTCCCAGCTTTTTTATTAAATTCGGGATATCTCTAATTTTTGCTAAACTCATTGCTGAAGCTCCTCAATAATCTTTTTAACTTCTTCTAAACTCTTAACAATATAATATTCAGCCCCTTGCTCTTTCATCTTTTGCTCCATTATTTTTTGTTCAGCTGATTGTCTCCCAATTGGTGTCTTTATTTCAAGCCCTATTGTTCTGCCTTTTGTGAAAACTATTATATCGGGAAACCCTTTTTTCTGTCCTTTTGAAAGACTTCTAAATTTTTTGCCTACTGGGTCATAAATTGCCGTATTATTAGTTCTTTGAAACCACAATTTATTTTGTTTTTCTAATACTGTTAAATAATCAATAATTACCCTTTGATAATCTGTTTCTCTCATCTAATCACTTCCATAAAAGCATTGCGATTGAAAGTGCTTCTAAAATACTAATTAAACCTAATACAAGAATTATAACAATAAAATCTTCTAATCTTACTTTTGTGGAATTATGCTTATCTTTTTCTTTAAAATAATCATCTTTCCACAAATTAGCTTCTAGATAATAATATTCTTTATCTTTTAATGCTTTTTCTCTTGCTTCTCCTGCTTCTTTAGCTTGTGATATATAAAATTCTATTTCAGATTCAAGCCTTTTATTTCCAGTGTTTAAAATCTCTATTTCCTCTTTTAAACTATCAATTTCTTTGATATAAGCCTTATTGTTTTGTGGCTTATGTCTTAGATTTTTAATTAAATTTAAAATATATTCCTCACATTCCTCCTTGCTGTTTAGCCTAGAAGCATTAAAAGTAACTCCTGCCTCTTTATTAACTTTTCTTATAAAACCTCTGTAATAATCTCTCATTGATACTTTTTTACTTACCATTTGTTCCTCCTTGATTTTCTATTATTTCATTTAATCTTTTAATTTCTCTGTCTTTGTCATCTAATAGTTTTTTGCTATTAGTGTAATTTATGACTGTTGAATTTAATCCTTTTCCCATATCACAATAATTAATTAAATTTATATTATTTGTTCCATTTGTTGCGTCGTGAACTCCAATATAATATTGTGTTACTGGGTAATTATGTCTAGTGTATGCTTTGTAAATCTTAGCAAATTCAAAAGTTAAAAATTTTTCTAACTCATCAGAAGACATTGAACACATTTTTTGCCAACCATCTAAGGCATCTATAACTGCGTGTATTCCTTTATCTTTAAACTCTACACTGCCATAACTTCCATATCTGACAATAGTATTTTTTAGCATTTGTTTAGCCAAAACTATTCTGTCATCAAGTTCACTCTCTGTGGTATGTGTTGCATATTGAATTATTTCTGCAACTTGTGGAAAATTTTTATATACTCTATTTCTAACCATAGAAATAAAGGCACTGTTTAGCTGGTCCACAGTTAAATTTGATAATGCTAGATAATAAATATTGATTTTTTCTTTTGACATATCTCCTGTCGGGAAATAGTCTAAAAATGGTTGAAATGCTGTATTAAATTGTTGATTAGTCATTATAATCCGTACCTCTCTTTCAATTGTTCTAAGTAATTATCATCAACTTTTAAATGGCTTGTGTCTTTACTTTCAGCTAACTTATTTCCAAAATTGTTAGATTTGGACTGCTTGTATTTTGCTATCCATTCTGGCTCTAATCCTTGCCATTCCTTTTCCATAGCAATGTTAATAGCTTCATCCAAGTTAAACCAATCAGGAAAATCTTTTAATATTTTCTGTATAGGAACTATTGTTTTTATTGGCTTTTTAATAGATTTCCTATATTCTACATACTTAAATAGAAGTCCCTTATATTCTTCATCTTGATTAAGGTTAGCTATGAAGTCTTGGACCTCATTTTTAGTTTTTTCTTTTTTATATTTTTCTTTATTAGTTTTTTTAATAGGTTTTTTTAAATTAGTTTCCTTAGAGTTCACCTCGTGAACTGGTAGTAGTTCATCTAGTGAACTGGTGTAGTTCATCTCTTGAACTAGTTCAGTAGCTGAACTGGTATTGCTATTGAACTGGTTATCTTCTTTTTTTTCTGCATTTTTTAAATAATAAATATTACTTTTCCCAGAATTTCTTATAACAAAAATTAATTCTTTCTTTTCTAAGTTTTTTAAATATTTCACTATTGTAGCTTTTCCATTTATTCCAGTAGCTTTCATTAATGTTTCAATAGCAGGGAAGCATTTCCCATCATTGTCACAATACCTAGCTAATGTCATATATAATAATTTTTCATAAGGGTTTAAATCATCTCTATCAATTAGAGAATTTTCAATCCAAAACCAACCTTTGTTTCTTATATCTCTCATTTTTACCTCCTATATATTTGGAGAGCTTGCTGACTCTCTTTATTAATTCAATCAGTGAAAGCTACATATTAGCCAGCAAGCTATTAAGTAGCCCCCACTAATTCAAGTAATAAATTTAGTTGGAATTAGTAGGAATATTTATAATATTTCTTTTAATCTCAATACTTTATAAGTAGGAAATTTACTAGGAAATATTAATGTAAAATAATGTATAAATTATTTTAGAATATGTAAAATTTTTCTTCATTTTTTATTGATTTACATAAAAAAGTTATTAGAATTTTTTTAGAATTTTATTTTACATCAAAATATTTTAAAATATTCGTTATATCAAAAATTCTTTTAATTTCAATATAAAAAATACCATATAAAATATTTCAAAATATTTATTACGAATTAATACGAAACTACAAGAAAATATATAAGATTAGTTCTTACACGCATAGCCACAAGGGAGGAAACCTAACTCTCGATGGGGTGAAAGCTAGGATAAAAATGACTTATGGCTATGTGTCTAAGGACTAGCCTTAGATTTGATTTTCCACTTCTAAAAAGCTATAATATATTTACCATTTGCTAAGTGAAAGGAAAAGAAATGGAAAACCAAAAACTGTTAAATAAAGCTATTAAAAATTTTGTTGGGAAATATAAAAAATACCCATTTTTTAAAACTACTGAAATTGCTTGTGGAATAAAAACTGAAATTTATTTACAACAAGACTGTATCTTATCAGTAGGCTATTCTAATACAAATAATCAAATTGATAATCAAACTTTTATTTTATCAGCACTAGAGGCTTTTAAAAATTTTGATTTAGATTTTTTAAATTAATTTATATCGCATAAAATCTTGGCAAATGGTCTGCTCTAACTTTTATAAATTCTTTCACTATTTCTGTAACTTGTTCATTTGTAAAATTTTCTTCTCTTAAACCTTTTATCAATTCTTTTATTTCTAATAAAAATTCTTTCATTTATTCTCCTTTCTATTCATAAATACTGTAATTTTATTTATAACAAAATACATATTTTTATTAATTTTATTAATATTATTTTGTTATTTTATTATAATTTTAAACTTGTAATAATTTCCTTTTAACTTATAATACTCACAAGGGGGCGGTATGATATGTTAGAGGAGGAAATTATTGAAGTTTTTAAAATTTTAGAACAAGTTGTAGAAATAATTAATCAAGAATGATTTCATTACCATTCTCATCAACTACTATAATTCTTTTTCCTAGGGCTTCTAGGACAGAGCAGATTTTGTTGAAAGCATTTCTCTCATTACATTCTTTTAAAGTTTTCATATAGTTTTCAAATGCCGACTTACTTCTACCTAGCTTTCTACCTAATTCTGCTTTTGAATTATAGTTTAATCTTCTTTCCCTATCTAAAATTTTCCAAATTTTTTTCGTATCCATTTCTCACCTCATTTTTGTACACTTTTATATGTACTTATTTTATAAAAAAATTTATACTTACTTTTCTATATTGTACACATAAAAATTTACAAAGTCAAGAAGAAAATAAAAGAGAGAATAAATCTCTCTTAAATTAAAATATTGTTTATAGTTTTTACTCTTTTTTCTGCCAAAAAAATAATTCATCAGCAAAACTTTCTTTTGTATAATAAAATTTTTCTTTTCTTTTATTTATTATCTTTTCAAATTCAAATGTCTGTTTTATTTTATCTAACTTTTTAATTTCTTTTACTTTTTTTCTATACTTAAAATATTCAAATCTGCTAAGCCCATCGCTTCCAACATAAAAAGGTAAAGAAGATACATAAATAAGGCAGAAAATCGATGGAATTAAAAAGCTTAAATTAAAGACTATATCAATAGTTTTGTTATTACAATGTTTCCCAAAAAATTCAGGAATTGTTATAATAATTAAAGCTATAAAATCAAATACATAACTTCCTGCAATTAGAAACATAATAAAAAATGTTAAATACATTAAAAAATCACCAATATTTCTAAATTTAAAAATAGCAACCAATAAATTAAAAAAAATAAGCAAATAAAATATTTCCATAATTCCCCCCCATTTTTTTTATTTAAAATTAATTTTTTTCAACTTTTTCTTTTACTTTTTCTAACATAGTTTTTACTTTATCGTAAGTACCGTTTTTCAAACTTGTATATTCAAGCCTTTCTATAATATATAAAAAAGCCATTTTTTGACTTTCTTTATCTAACATTTTTATAACATCTTTCATATTATCTAAAAAATTATTTTCTATTTTTAGACCTACCTTTTTTAATATTTCATCTGGCAAAGTATCTTCCATATAAGCTTTCATTAACCTTTCCTTATGTAAAGGATAAATTTTTAAAATCTTTTCAAACACATTTTTACTAATTGGATTTTTATTTTTTTCTATCCTATCAATATAAGAAAAAGCTACATCTATTTTTTCTGCCAACCTCCTTAAACTTTCTCCGTTTTCTTTTCTAATTTCTTTTAAAATTTCACCAAATGACATACAATTCCTCCTTGTTTATAAATGATTTTAACATAATTTTAAAAAAAATAAAAATTTTTCTTGACATCGTACACAATAAGATGTACAATAAGATTATAAAATATTTCAAAAAATTTTCAAATATAAGTACATATATAAGTGTACAAAGGGGGAATATATGAAAAACTTTACATTAGAATTTAGCAATCACGGATGGGTAATGTACACAGAAGCAGATAACTTATACAGAAACCAAATAGATAACTATTTCAAACTTCCAGACCTAGCATACTTAGAAGATGAATATACTTCTATAAATGCTTACTGGGATAATTCAGAAAAAGTAGGCTATATAGATGTAGAAATAACAGCAGTTCACAGTGATAATACTTATCCTTTTAAAACTAAATACTATGATTTTTCTAAGTTCTTGAAAGATTTAAAAGACTTAGAAAATGAAATAGAAATAAATAAGTTAAATATCACGGCTTGGGAATATGAGAAACAAGACCCATACGGAAGTAGAGGACTAAGCATAAGAGATTTTATATAGGAGGAGAAAATGAACAAATACTTTTTAAATGATATCACAGCAAAAATATTTTTCTTGGTGGAGTTACAAGGGAAGCAACAAATGGACTTGTTAGGAATAGATTACGAATATTATAGCAATAAAAAACTTGCTAAAAACTGGTATGAAAATTTAAAAACAGATATAGAAAATAGTAATCACGAAATGAAAAATGTAGCCTTAGCAAATTTAGAAAAATTATATAAAGGAATGAAATAGGAGGAGAGAATGAAAATAGGAATGAAAAAAACGATGAAAAAAAAGGTATTAAAAATAATGGAATTAGGATTAGAAACAAATAGAAAAATAAAAAAAAGCTTTTTTATGAATTATTTCGGACATACTAACAGTATTAGTATAGAAATTTATCGTACTGGTTGGTCTGAAAACAAAAAAGCAGATTATAATGAAAACATTTTTCTTGATTTAGAAAGTGCAAACCAAAAAATAATTAAAACTATAGAAATATTAGAAGAATTAAAAGGAGAATAAAAAATGTTACACTGGAAAACTTATATAAAACATTGGAGAGATAAAGAATTACAAGGACTAACAATAGTTGAAGCAGTTGAAAAGATTTTAGAAATGGAGGGGAAAAATGAAAAAGAAATTAAGAGAGCTTAGAAGAAAAAGAGAGTTTGTAAGACACTATAAAGGAGGCTTTTCTATAAGTGTAGTAGAAAAAGGATTAACTTCTGTCTTTAAAAGAAAAAGTGTAGATGTAAAATTAAAGACAAATTATATGGGAAAATACAGAAATGTAAATAGATTAAAACATCATTTAAGTTTAGTATTAAAAGCTAAATCAAAGAAAAGAGCTGGTAAAAATGTCATATAATGAAGATTTTAAAAAGGCAAGTTTTAAAGAAATAGTAAAACATAAGATTAAATGGATAGTTAAAATTTTGAATTATCCATTTAAGAAGTTAGAAGAATTGATGTAGGAGGGAAAAAGATGATTTTAAATTTTAGAACTTTAAAAGCAAGTGAAATAGATGTGAAGCCACAAACAGTAAAGGAAAATGGGTTTAGTTTGCTGTTATACAAAAATGCTAGGGTTGATATGGATGTCCTAGATGAAACAGTAGGACCTATGAACTGGCAAAGAAAACATAGCAGAGAAAATGCAAATTGCATTGTTTCTATATATGATGAAGATAAAAAAATATGGGTAGAAAAAGAAGATACAGGAACTGAAAGTTTTACAGAAAAAGAAAAAGGTCTTGCTTCTGACAGTTTCAAAAGAGCCTGTTTCAATTGGGGTATTGGTAGAGAACTTTACACATCACCTTTTATATGGATAAGTGATAGTAAATATATCAAAAAAAATAAAGAGGGAAAATTAGCCTTAACAGATAAATTTTCAGTTAAAGAAATAACTGTTGTAGATAAGGTTATCACTGAACTTGAAATAATAGATAGTAAAGGAACAGTTGTATTTTCTACTAAATCTAAAAAAACAACTAAGAAAGAACAAGATAAGGTACAAGATTTTTTGAACAGTAGAGCTGGAATGATAGAAAAATTAACTGAATATGTTACAGGAGAAAATCTTGAAAAAACTTTAAAACATTTTGGAGTAGAAGCATTTTGGCAAATGACAGATGAGCAATTAAAAGAAGCTTGTCAAAAAATATTTAAAAAATAAGGAGTGTATGAAATGAAATTTTATGATGTAGTTAATGACTATATAGAAAGAATGGAATATTTGGAACAAGGTATCAATACAGAAACTGGGGAGATGTCGGATGATGGTACTCAGTTAGCAATATGGACTGCTGAACTAACACAAGATTTAAAAGATAAATCTGCGAATGTAATAGCAGTTGTCAGAAATCAAGAGCTTACTATTGAAGCTCTTGATAATGAGATTAAAAGATTAGAAGCTATGAAAGATAGCATTAAAAAGAAGCTAGATAAATTTAAAACATATATCAAAAGCTCAATGTTAGTAAATAATATTGAAAAGATAGAAACAACTATTGGAACAATTAAATTCACTAAGTCTACTACTACTGAAATTTATGACGAAAGTTTAATTGATAGTAGATTTATAGAGGTTGTAACAACTGAAAAAATATCTAAGGAAAAGATTAAGACTGCTCTAAAAGCTGGGGAAGAAGTTCAAGGAGCAAGACTTGTTGAAAATAAAAATTTAAAGATAGGATAGGAGGATAAAAATATGAATGAAATATTAAAACAGTTTTTAGATAAACCAATATCAAGAGATGTTTATTATATTCCAACTGAGATTAGCCCAAAAGAAATCGATGATACATTAAAATTTTTACAAAATAAAGCTATTGAAAATGGCAAAAAGAATACTTTTATTTATAGGAAATATCATACTATTTCAGGAGAATTTTTAGGAAAAGGAATTATTATAGCTTTTGAATTTAGAGGTATAAAAGGAGCATTAAAATTTTTGATAGACACCTCAATAGAAGCAGAAAAAATCTTTTTTAAAGAAGCTAAGGAAAACAACAATTTAAAAGAAATGGAAATAGATAAAAACAGTTTAAAAGACTTAGCAAAAATATTAAAAGATGGAATTGAAAATATAGAAAAAATTTTAAATGAATGGGAGTAGTTAAATGGAGAAATTAGGATACACAAGACAGACACAAAAATTAATATATTGGTTGCTTGACGACTTTGCTAATTTTTGGCAAGGTAATGAAGCAGGAGCAAGACCATCATTTATAGAATTAGCTTACACAAAAGAAGTAATGAAAGCTAAATTTGTAAAAATCTATGATGGATTTGACACCGTTAAAAATGCTCAGGCATTCCTAATTTCTTCTTTAATGAATAAAGATAATCTAACAGTAGATGAGTTGACTAGCAATGTAATAAGAGCATTACAGAGCCTAGCAATTCAAAATGGTGGATTTAGCTTATCACTTGGAAGTCTAACTCAAAAGCAAGCTAATGATTTTGTTAAGTGGTTGTTTGAAATGGCTATCTATTGGGAGATACCTTTAAGGCAAGAAATAAGAGATTTGTTTGCTGAGGATTATCAAGACACTTTTATATGGGTAACACTTAAAAAGAAAATATGTTGTATCTGTGGAAAGCCAGGAGAGTTACAACATTTTGATAGAGTTGGAACAAGTGGATATAAATCAGATACAGGACTAAATTATCGTGTTATGTGCTTATGTAGAGAGCATCACGATGAAGCTGATAACTGTATCAGTAGAATGGATTTTATGAAGAAATATCATCTTGCTGGGATATATCTAAACCCAGAACAAGTGAAAGAATTGAAAGGAATATATAAAGGACACTTTCAAGCATTTAAGGAGGAAGAATGAATTCTATTAGAGCGTTATTTTCAAGTAGACAAACAGAATTGATTAATTTAAAAAACATCGAAGGAGCAGTAATAAAAGAAAAAGAAATCATAATTGTAGGAGTAACTGGGAGAGAATATTATTATTCAGATGACCCTAAAATGAGAAATTACATAATAAATTTTAGCGAAGTGGAACAAATTCTTTTAAATTTTTTTAAGGAATAACGACTATTTCTATTTTGGAAACAGTCGGAAAATACAGAGGTTGAACGATTTTGTTGACCTCAACAAAATGCTAAAAATCCAATAGTTTAACATATTGCTGACATCGGGAAGGTGTTCAATTATAAGGAGGAGAAATGAAGTATATAAAATTTGAATTTGGAGATGGACTTTACGATTTGATAAATGTTGAAAAAGTTAAAAGATTTATTATTTTGGGAAATAGAATAGATGTTATTTATAGTGATGGCGATGGTTGTGGTTATGATATTGATAGATACATCTATGTAAAAGAAAATGAAGATTGTTTTTCAACAAGATTGAATAATTTTGAAGAAGTCAAAGAAAAACTTTTAAAATTGTGTGATGATTGATATGGATGACAAAAATAAAAAAGATATGGATGTATTTTATAAAAAAGCTTTAAAGAAAATATTAAACTTTAAGGCAAATGAATTGAGTACAGTTGAATTTGAACAGGTAAAAAGAAATTCAGAGAAATTAGAAGTTTATAGATTTGTGAGGAGGATTAAATAATGAAAAAATTAAAAATAAAATTGAAACAATTATTCTGTAAACACAAAAATAAAGGATGGATGAAAAAGAAAAGTACATTTCAATGTTTATCAGGAGATGAAATTTTTCTAGTTTGCAAAGACTGTGGGAAAATATTAGATTCTACTTTTAGAGAACATGAAGGTAATGGGTGGAAGTAATGGAAAAAGAAAATGTATTGGAGATAGAATTTAAAAAAGTTTGGGATATGTGGGCTTGGCAAGTAATAAAATGCAAGTTAGAAATGAAAGATAATGAGTTTTTTATAGAAGCTAATACTAAATTAATGTTAAAAGTTGGGCGCAAAATAGATGAGTATATAATTTGTACAGAAGCTAATTATAAAGGGGTTGGAGAATACAAGTTAATTACAAATGAAGAAAAAGAATGTATAGAAAATTTTGTAAATCTAGTTAATCAAAAATATGGAATACCTAAGAGATGGAGAGCAGAAAAAGGCAAAACATATTTTTCAATTGATGATGGAGAAATTTTAAATTGTTATGATTATTATGATAAAAAAGATAATGAAATATTTGAACTTGGAAATTATTTCAAAACAGAAGAAGAAGCACAAAAAGTTATGGATAGCAAAGAATGGCAAGACTTCTGGGCTAAGGTAAGAGCAGGAGAGATTGGAGGAGATGAATGATTAAAATAATAAAAAATAATGAACTAGATAAAAATACAAGATATAAAATTTATGCTGCTAGATGTAATTGTTGTAATGGAACTAGTAATACAAATGTATTAGAAGTTAGAGCAGATAACTCTAATGCAGGCACAATATTGGCTATATGTGATAAATGTTTACAAGAACTAAAAAAGAAGATAGAAGATTTTGAGGTTGAAAATGTGGAAGTGTAAAAAATGTGGCGAAAAAAATTCAAGGCTATTATACAGGTCTTGTTGACATTGATAAAAATGGTTGTGCAATAGATGGAACTCAAGAAGAGGAAGAAGTTATAAAATATTTTTGTGGTTGTGATGAACATATAAGATATAGAAGGATAGAAGAGCTTAAAAAAGTAGCTGATTGGGAGGAAGAAGATGAGAGAGATTAAATTTAGAGCTTGGCATAAAGGGAAAAAGATAATAGTAAATGTTCTAGGAATAGATATTCTCCATAAAAAAACATTTTTTTTAAATGAAGATGTTGATTGTTATGAACATGTAGATTTTAAAAATATAGAACTTATGCAATACACAGGATTAAAGGATAAAACTGAAAAAGAAATTTATGAGGGAGATATAGTAAAACTTAGAAATAATCACGGAATGGGAGTAGTTAAATATTATGACGAATGGGGAGCTTTTGTTGTTGAATACATCAAACCTAGACCAATAGTAGTATTAGGAACGAATTACTATAAAGAAGATATAGAAGTGATAGGGAACATTTATGAAAACCCAGAATTATTAGGAGAAAACAAATGAATACGCCTGAAATGGAAAAATTAATATACTGGTATTTTAAAGAGAGTAGTTTAGTAATTGTTCCTAAAGTTAGCGGTAATAACTGGTGGCTTGATACAGAAGCAGACCCTATGATTTGGAAAAATATAGTAAATCATGAATGCGACATGTTAATTGTTACTAAAAATCACTACTTAACAGAAGTTGAAATAAAAATATCTTTATCTGATTTAAAAGCTGATTTTAAAAAAGAACATCAACATAAAGATGAGAATATAAAAAATTTCTATTATGCTTTTCCAGAAGAAATGAAAGAGAAAGCATTAGAATTAATTCCAAAAGATTGTGGTATTTTGATAGCAGTAAAAAAAGAATGTGGTATTCCATATAGAAAGATTGAATGTTATAGAAAACCAAAAATAAACAAAGAAGCTAAACCTGTGAATGATATAGTTCTATCAAAAATTTATAGACTTGGCTATTTAAGGTATTGGAATTATAGAATGTCAAAAGAATATAACAACTAAAATTTATGACCAGTATTGGTATTAAAAGAAAAATAAGGAAGTGAGATAATGAAATACTTAAAAATAAAAGCAACAGATAAAAGAATAATTATAATAGATTTGGAAAAAGTTGTAAGTTATATGGTTGGAGATGATTTTGTAAATGTAAATTATTATGGTGATGATTTTTTTCATTTTACAAGAGAATATGATAAGTTTGGGATACAAGTAGAGAATTTTGAAAAATTGAGAGTTTTTATACAAAATTTAGCATTAGGAGAAGAAATATAATAAAAAAATATATGAGGAAGTGAGATAATGGAATCTAAAGAAATTGTTTTATTGATATTAATTACACCGTTATTGATAGCATTTTTATGTGTGTTTATTATTACTTTTTTACAGTTTATACAACTTATCAAAGATGTTATGCATAATATAAAGATTATTATAAGAAATATGATGAAAAAATAAGGAAGTGAAGTAATGGAATTTAAAAGACCAGAAACTTTTGAGGATATATTAAATCTTCAAAAACATTTAGATGAAAATTTGAACAATGTTAGAAAAAGAACACTTGAAGATATTAAATTGTCTTTAATAGCTGAGTGCATAGAGTTTAATGAAGAAACGCCTGAAAGTCATAAAACTTGGAAAACCAAACCTTATAACAAACAAAATGAATTAGAAGAACTGACAGATATATTATTCTTTATTGCACAATTATATAATACTTTTGATAAAAAAGATACAATGGTTGAATATGGGTGTGATGTATTTAATAATTCAGAAAATTATTTAAAATTAAATTCTGTCAAAATAACTGGAATTATAATAGAGTTTTTAGGTGGATATAATAATATAGCATTAGGACTTTATTTGTCGCTTGTCAATAAATATGGCTACACAAAAGATGACATATTAAACTGCTACTGGGAAAAGTGGCAAAAGAATATGAAAAGAATTGGGAAGGAGTGGAATTGATATGAGTATGACAGTAGATGTGAAAAATTATAATAAAAAAGACATAGATGACTTTATAAAAAAATATCCAAATTCAAAAGATTGCTTTGAGAAATGTGGAGCATTTTTAGGAGATTATTATTTTATAATGTATAACGAACTTGAAGGAGATGAAAATCCTTACACACAACTACTTGATTTATTAAAAATAGCTGAAGCAAAAGAAAAAAATATTGATTTAGATGATGATGATTTTTATGATTATGATTCTGAAATGGTTGAAGATTTTGAAAATATTGAGGGTTATTATGAAATACCTAGTTGGGTTAATGAAGTGTAAGGAGTGGAATTGATGGTATTCTTAATAACAGTATTAATGTCTTGCATTTTTGATAAAGATTTAAGTATTTGGATATACATATTAAGTTTCTTGATAGATATGGAAATAATTAATTATATCTGGGAAAGGAGATAAAATGGATAACTTAACATATAATGCTACCGATGTTGCATAAAATTTGAAATTTAAAGTATGAGGTGGTAAAATGGAAATACCAAAAGACAAAATATTAATAAACCCACAAGAAGTTATGGCATTAACTGGGCTAGAATATGATTGTGCTTGTAAGATTATAAGAGAACTTAATGAAGAATTAAAAGCAAAAGGATATAGGACCATAAGAGGAAAAATCTTAAAAGACTATTTATTTGAAAGGCTTGGTGGTAATTATGCCAGCATATAA